GATATAAGTAAATCAAAACCTGATTGAATAATATCCGGCAATTTTAATCCTACTGCATCAAGAAATTCAGTAATAATTTCGCCAACTACAGTTACTACTTCCGCAATATTATCACGTATACCTTTTAAAAATCCTATTAAAATATCAAAAGCAGATTGTGTAAATTGAGGTATACTGTCTGCAAGGGACAATAACAATTCTCCAATTATAAACAATATAGCATCAATTGCTTGAGGAACCTGATCTCTAATTAATTGCCATAGAGCATTTAATAATACAGTTAGAGCCGCAACAATATCAGGAACAGTCTCGATAATAACAGTACACATTGTCTGTATAAGTGTTATCATAGCCTCGCCAACTACAGGATATGCTTCAATTATTAACTTCGCAAATAGAATAATTCCATCTACGATAGCTGTAATTAGCATTGGAATAATACCTAAAAGTATTGCCACCATAGCAACAAAAGCCGTAGCACCTGCTACTCCTGACACAGCTAAAGCAGCTAAACCAGTTGAGAACATTAATAAACCAACGCCAATTAATGCCACTGCTGCACCAATTAATACAATCGAAACAGCTAAACCTAGTAAAGTAGGAACAACAGGAGTTAAAACAGCACCAGCAATACCAAGAATAATAAACATTGCAGCAAGTACTCCAAGAGCTATAGCTATTTCTGTAAGGCCCATAGATCCTAATGTTTTTAATACAGGAGCCATTACAGCTAAAGCTCCAGCAACTACTAATAATGCTACAGCACCACCAATAGATCCTTGCATAGCGTACATAGCAATACTTATTATAAGTAGTGCACCAGCTAAAGTTGCTAATCCTTTACCTATTTCTTCCCATGTCATATCTGACATAGTAGTTAATGAATTAGCAAGAATATAAATTGCTCCTGCAATTATAGCAAGTGCTACAGCAGTAACAATCATATTTTTAGGCATAAGATTAACCGCAATAACAATTGCTAATAAGGCGCCTGCCATTCCTGCCATACCTTTAGAAAGTTGATCCCAAGTAAGATTACCCATTCTAGTTATTGCTTCCGCAAATATAAGCATAGCGCCACCAAGAATAGCCATACCAATAGCAGTTGCAATTACATTCTTTCCATTTCCTGCTAATCTAATAAAAACTCCTAATGCTAATAAAATAGCACCAATTGTTATTAGACCTTGCTTTAGAACACCTATATCCATATTACCAAACTTTTCAACTGCTACTGACATTAATAATATAGCACCTACTAAAGCAAGAATTCCAACTCCACTACTAACACCCATTTTATTACTAGCTAATTGAGTAAAAGCAGCAAGTTCAGCAAGGACTAATCCAATAGCAATAAGACCATTTTGTAATCTAGCAGGATCAATAGATCCTAATTTCTCAACTACACTAGCAATTATCTTAAGACCAACTGCTAAAATAGCAATACTAATAGCCGCACCTACAAAACTTTTAGCATTAGCTCCCAATGTTCGCATAAATAGAACAAGACCCGCTGATATTAGTGTTAATCCAGCTAAACCACTTTTCAATTCAGCAGGATCAATATCAGATATTTTCTTAATAGCAGCAGTTAGAATTAAAAGTGACACACTTATTGCTATAAGAGTTAATGATAATCCGGCAGCTCCTAACCCACTTCCACCTTTATTAAGTCCAGCCATTGATAATGTTAAGTCGGCAAATAAAATTGTTACTGAACCAATAGCCGTTGCAAGTTTCTTTGAATCGATCAATGATAAAACTAATAAAGCTGCAGCTAAAATACCTATAGCAATAGCAATATTTAACAATGTTTTTGATTTAAGATTTTGTTGATAAGCTTCAAGACTTCCTCTAACAGCATCTAAAATACCAGAAACTCCTTGGAACATATTCTTCAAACTATCTAAAGTTCCTGTACCTGATTTCATAAATTTAGTAATTGTTACAAGAAAAGCGCCAAGAAAACCAGCATTCAGTGTATCAAAAAGATTACTAAAATCAAGAGTAGAAACAGCATCAAATATAGCAGTACCAAGTTGACCTAAAATTTTTCCTAACCATGTTCCTAATTTTAAAAGAATCGGAGCTGATTTTGCAAGAAGACCTATTAAACCATCCATTACAACCGATACAAATTTAAATAAAATTTCTAATGGTTTAAACCGATCCAAAAGTTTATCAAAAAAGCCATCACCCGCACCAATATTAATCTTCTTTAAATCAAAAGCAGATTGAAAACCTTCTTTGAATCCTCCTAATGCATTTTTAACGCCTTCTTTTAAAAGTAAGAATTCAATTTTAAGTCTCATAAATGCTGTAGTTACTTTAATTACAAAATCTTCAACAGCAACCTTAGCATCTACAAAATATTCTTTTATTCTTTCTATGGCTTTTCCAAAGGTATTATTTGATTTTATTAGAGATCTAACCATTAATAAATGTAAAGATAATTTCGTTACATAATTAAGCATACTAGTAAGTGCTGGTTTTATTCCACTTGTATCAAGTTTTCCAAAACTACCAAGTAGAGCAGTTATTGCCATTTTCCCAATGTCTAAAATAGCAAATAATCCACCAAAAATTGTACTTAATTTTTTAGTGGTATCCATACTAGGCTTAAGTGCATCAGTAAAATCTTTTAAAAGTTTAGTAATCTTATAAAGTCCTGATCCAGCTGGACCTTTACTAGGAAACATTTGATTCCAGACATCTTTAGCTATACCCATAAGACGAAGAACAGTATTAATTACATTTTTAAGAGCTTCAATAGCAGCTGTTCGACCACCTAAATCGGCCCATCCTTGAACCATATTATTGCGTGCATCTGAAGAACCTTGGATAAGAGCACCAAATGTATCATTAAGATAGGTAAAGAACACCTTGGCTTGTCCAAAGTCACCAAGAATAATTTGCCAAGTTTTTGCCCAACCTGACTGAAGTGCTTCTGCCATAGTCTCTCTTAATTGAGATAAGGTCTTAACTTTAGTCGCAGCATCATTAGCAGTCTCGCCAAGTTTTATAATTCCAGCTATCTGTTCCTCGGTATATCCCATTGTTTTTAACTGTTCTGCATTAAGATCACCGGTAAATTTAGATAAAGTTTCAGTTAAAATATCACTTGTTAGCCAACCTTTTTGTAAGGTTTCTCTAAAACTACCTTCACTCTTAATCATATCGTCGATAGCGACTCCATGAAGACGAGCAGTTTCTTTAAGAGCATCTTGAAATACTTGACCACCCATACCAGCATTAACAACAGAATTCCAGTCCATAAGTTTCACTGTACCAGAAGATAATGCTTGCGATAACTGGTACATAGCCGTAGCAGCTTGCTGTGAATTTGAACCAGAAACAGCAGCTAAGTTAGCAATACCTTTAATAGCGCCTGCAGCAACATTTAATTCAATACCAGCAGCAGTAAAGGTCCCCATATTTTTAGCCATCTCTGGAAAACTATAAATAGTTTTATCGGCATAGACATTCATTTCTTCAAGTATGTCGTTAACTTGCTGTAATGTAGTACCTTTTGATGCAGTGTTTGCCATGATTGTTTGAATGGCATTCATCTGCGTTTCATATTCTGAAAAACCTTTCTTTGCTGGCGCAGTAATAGACGTCCACATCTTTTTTCCAAGATCCATAACAGCATTTGTAAGGTTTTGGAGAACAGTAATACCGATAACTCCTAGAGCAGAAAATTTACTAGATATATTTTGAACACCCTCAGCAATTGGACCTATATTAAATGCTCTTCCTGCTGCGGCAAGATTTTGTAAACTTCTAGCCTGTTCAGTAAGATCTAATCCTTTTTTTAATTTATCTAGAGAGTCAGTGCTTTGCTTTACACCAGTCTCAAATTGCTTATTATCAAATCCTAAATTAATAGCACGATTATCTATAGTATTACTCATAACTTGGACACCTCCTTCCATATTGCTTCAGAAATTTGACTTAATACAGGTTTCATAGCTCTATTAATATAATCAATACCTTGAACATAGCCTCCCCCTTTTGTTCCATGCCCATATTGAATAAGAATAGCGGGAATAGCACCATACTCTTCAAAATTATTTAACCAAAATATTTTATAACCATTTTTAGTTATTTCTATTTCGTAATCCCAACCAGAAGCAGTTTGTCCTGTATCTTTTGGTGTTGCCAAAGCAAGAGCAGCAATTCCTTGTATTGCGTATTTTTTAATAATATTTTGGAGTC